TTTGCGCGAATATCACCCATCACATTACCAGCGTCAATCAGGGCGCGGTATGCGGGGTCTATCAAAGTGTTGTAAACGGACTGAGAAACCCCACCAAGACCTGTAGCGGTATCATACTGCACTGGCTCTTCTAGCAAAGAATTGCCATATCCCACACCTTGCGGCTGGAAATCACCTAACAAACCCTGCGCCATTATGCTTTCTTCCGTTTCTTGCCACTGGCTGTTGTTGACCAACTCACACGTTTGCGCCCTGTTTTCTTGGACGCTTCTTTTTTGCTAATCTTGCTTGCAACAGCTTGAGGCCGACAAGCTGGGTATTTCCGCTTCTCGCCCTTACTGCGCCCACATGGCTCGCCCGTCTTAACGTCAACCCACTTCTCGCCAAACCATTTGCCTAGACCAGCTTGTGCAGGCATTACGCTTTCCTTACGCGATTATCTGAGCCGCCCCATTTGCCGCCCTTGTCCTTGTACCACTTCGCCGCATAAGCATTAGCGTAAGCCGAGGGGTAAACCTTGTACTTACGCTTTGCCGCCGCTTTAGCCTTAGACCAAAGGGCTGGGTCTTTTGGCTTACTTGCCGCCACAGTATTTGCCTGTTTTGGTTTTGCCGCTTGATTTCTTGTTAGCCATAAAAGCCTCCTGTTTCGATGATAATACCAGATTTACGTTTTGCTATAAAGGGCTACCACTTTTCCTTGTTAGCCCAATAGGCCGCCGACATTTTGCCCTTAGCAATGTTTGATGCGTGTCTAGCCTTAAAAGATTTGCGCCTGGCTTTTTCCGATGCGGTCTTAGGGCTGTTGCCAGCGCCGGATACACCCTGCTGACCAAAGCGGATGGTCTTAATCTTGTCACCCTCTTTTGCCACAACGACATGGCTCTTGGTGGGATGGCTGGGAGTGCGCCTAGGCTTGTTATAGCCGGACACCCCTGCTCTGGCTAGGCGGGGGTCTTTGGGAGCTTTAGGGGGCATCGTATATCACCTCTAGTCTAGTGCTTTTGACCAGTTCCTCGTATTCCTCCGGCGGTAATCCGGCTCTCACAGCCCAAATAGCGGATAATTGCAACAAGGTCATCATCACCTCTTCAGCATCCGCATCAACAACGTGGAACAGACCCTGGATGTTCAAGTCCATAATCTCGGCTAGGGCGTTCACTCTGTCCTCAAGGCTGTCCAGCCGTTCCTCGTCATCTTCCAGAGTAACCTTTATGTCCAGCTCTCTCTTGGGGAAATCTATCACTTTTGCCATAAAAACCGCCTTTCTGCGTATGCTCATTATAGCTAGTTGTTAACCACTAAACAATCCACTTGGTGCTGGGGCGGGGACTGCTGTTTCCGCCCCATCTCTTTGTGTAGCCCATAGCAGACGCACCCTGCTCGGAAAAGGTCAGCACAAACGCATCCGCCACATCAGGGCTTCTCTGTCCCCTGCGCTTCATCTCGTCCTTGCTCTCCACCTTCAGCTTGCCCGTGCTGAGATACTTGTACCGGATAGCCGTTATCTCCTGTATCAGCGTGTCATCATCAGGTATCTGCACGTCCCTGCCCTCAAACCACTCCCTAGCGTTCCAGAACAGCTCATCGCGCAACCTGCCAAAGCGCTCTTTGAGGCTGGCAGTCTCTGACACCGATATAGCCACTGCTGGAAGGTCTAACTCCCTCAGCCTGTCAGCTAGCCCTGCACCGAGGCCAATAGCGTCAATGTAAATCGCCTGCGGCCTGCTCTGATAGTTGCAAGCCTCATACTCGGTTAGGACAATCCCCGCCAGTTCCATCAAATCCTTGTTCTGCCAAGTCTTAATCGGCTCTAAAAGGGCTTGCCCCTGCCTCTTAGCCAGCGCACTTCTATCCCCGCCGAATCTTGCAACGTCCAAACCCCAGACAACGGGCGTGGTAGGGCTAGGCTCAATATCCCGCTTGGTAGCCTCCTCGACAATATACAGCGGCACCAGCACATCATCAGACTGGGTGGGGAACTCGCCCAGAACCCTGACACGGTACACATTGCTGTCGATGCCGTACTTCTCAGCCATATTGGCTAAAAAGTCCTCGGAGACATATTCGCCGTCCTCACAGCTTACCGTGATGTTGTGCCACATGTGCCGCATACCGTGAAAGCTCTCATAAAAGAAGCCGTCAGAGCGCGTAGGGTTCCCGCACATGACCGTCTTAGCGCCCTCAGTAGACAAAGCACCCTCAGCCACCTGAAACACGACATCAGGCACACCAGATGCCTCTTCCACCAGAAACAGCATATTCTCGGAGTGGAAGCCCTGAAGCGCCTCTGGGTTCTCTTTACGGCTGGTTCTTGCCACTGCGAAACTGTCGCTAGCACCCTTCAGCGATATCTTGTCAGACTTGAACTCCAGCAGGCTCTTAAAGCCCTCTGGCAGTCTACGCGCCCACTTGTCTATCTCTGTCCACAGAACATCGCTCAACTGGTGCGCTGTGTTAGCCGTAATGGCAACCTTGCACGGATAATGGCTCATAAGCCACCACAGCACTAGCCAGCTCTGGAACGCCGTCTTGCCCACACCGTGACCAGACTTGATGCTAACGCGGTCATTTCTTGCCACAGCCATGAGAGCATCAGCCTGCCACTTCTGAGGCTTGGCACTGAGTATAGCCTCGACAAAGAAAACGGGGTCGTCATGGATGCGGTGTAGCAAATCTGTGGTGAAATTTTCGGGGGGCATGGGTGGTATGGCCTATGTGGTTAAAGGGGGTGGGGGTTTGGTTATGCTTTGGTTATGCTGGGTATGTTCTTTCTCTTGCCGCCCCCGCGCCTGCTCGAAGGGGGGCTACCTGGCAAAAATACCTACCTATGGTAAACATTTGTCGCATAATGTGTATTATGGACGCGATTATTGACACTGCAAATCTGTAAGTCATTGATATTATTGAGAACGCAATGGTTGTGCGTACTGATGGTTGTATATCTCTCACCGTGATGCACCATTCGTCAATCTTTTGACACCTCGGGCGCGTGTGTGGCGGTGTATGTCTTTTCTCCCCCATCACCCTTATCCTCTACCATCTCCACTACCTCAGCCCCCTCCAGCCTAGCCTGCTCAACCCTAGCCGCAACTCGCTTCAGCTCATCCACGAAGCTGGTCTTATGCTCTACCTCCAGCTTCTGATTGTCGCCGTACAGCCTTGGGAAGAACTTCGCCATCCGCCATTTCTGCGTATCTATCTCCAGCCTGCCAGCCTGATAGTCTATATCCCCGTTCCTGACGCCTTCCAGCACCTCGTCTATCCTATCGTCAATGGCAGTAGCCCTTGCCTCAATCGCCGCATTGTAGCGGCTCTGCACGTCCTGGTGCCTGTTCTTCATCTGATAGAACGCCTCATAGGACGGCATATCCTTATCCTTGCCCACAGACCGCGCACTGCGCCCGTCTATAGCAATCCGTCTAAGGTATTCAGCCAGCACTGGCTCGGTAAACTTTTTCTTGGACATATATAGCCTCCTAATCCTTATATACCTAAACAAGTTAAGCAATGCAAATTAGCTGTTGACACTATCATTATACTTAGCTATTACTTATATATAGTCAGGAAACAAAGGAGTAACCCATGACAAACCATATGCAAATTGCTGAAACAATCCGCAGTCAAATTAAGACTTTAGACCCGTGGGCATTGGACGCTTACGGCGCTTCACAGTTCGTTGCGCTGTCTGAAAAGACCGCTGGCAACTTAGTGTCTCTTGGCGGCCTGTCATTCAAAGTCAAAGGCCTGAAGCATAAAGGCCACGTTATCATCAACCTGATGGGCAACGATACTTACACCATCCGCACCTGCAAGATTACCATGACAGGCAAAAACGCTGGCAAGGCTGTGTTTAAGGATGCGGCTGAAGATGTTTACGCTGACCAGCTTGTGTATTTCTTAGACAGATTCGTAGAAGGGAAGGCGGCCTAGTGCCGCCAGAGAGGAGCAAACAATGAAAATCGAACAGAAAACACTCGGCGGCTACAGAGAGTACCGCATTTCAGGCGATGAACGCGAACCACTGGAACTGTTCATCAACCGCATCTCAATGGAGTATCCCTACATGGGCTACGGCACTCACTCCAGCGGCACTCGTTGGAACAGCGACACGGGCAAATGGACTGCCCGAATCACTCACTCGCTAACCTGCGACTAACCAGAACAGAGAGGCTTCGGCCTCTCTTTTCACATCCAGCCCCTCTCTACCGGATTATCCATGCCATTGCCCAGCGCCGCCCAGTCTGCGTCCGTCTGGTCAGTCTGCATAAATGCGATAATGTCCGGCAGTATCATCTTGTAATAGAACCCCTCCGCCTTGTAGACGTTCCACATCTTCTCAGCCACTGTCTCCGCATACTGCTTCTGCCTATCGGACAACTCACCCTTCCCCTTCGGCTTAGATACCGATTGCTGGCGATTTGAGCGCCGCTGAGTGCGCTTATCCTCTTTTCTGCACCAACCCTGCCAGAAAGCCTTGCATGAAGCGTAAGCGGCCTTATTTCCGTTCTTTTCATCCCAGAGCCGGATATCTGTCAGCACTTCCTCCCAGTCCAGCTCAAGGCTCTCAGCATATTCCTTGTCCTTCTCAGAAGGCATCCAATCAGCAAGTTTCTGCTTTTTACTCCCTTTATTGGTATTATTGTTAATATTGTTATTATAGTTAGGCGGACACCTAGTGTCAGTACCCCCTGTCACAGCTGTGTCAGTACCCCCTGACAGAACTGTGTCACCCCCTGTCACAGTGTCACCCGTGTCATTACAGTACCCATTGCTGATAATTCTGTAACAGCTTGTGTCGTTAAATCTGCGGTCAATATCTATCAGGCCGCGCTCTTGCAAAAACGTCAGCTTTCTCCTGACTGTTCTCTCACTGCAACTAGCCGCAGTTGCAAGCCACTTAACGCTAGGCCAAGCAAAACCGCGCTCATCATTATACTTGTCCGCAATGCCAATAAGAACCAGCTTTGCGATAGGGTCGCTGAGTTCGTACTCCAGCGCCCATGATACTGCTTTGATGCTCATTTTCTTTCCCCCTCAACCTTTTCGCTTAATATTTGCAGAGCCTTCCGATAGTTCCGCTTGTCCACAACAGCCTCTTGATACTGCTTGAAAAGCTCGTCCATTCGCTCCCCTTGTAGTGCCAAGTTTTCCTGATAATGCCTGTAATCATCCGCAACTTCTGCCTGCACATCACTGACATATTTTACCAAGTCGCCCATGTCCCGCCATAGCTGGTAAAACACAAACTCGTTGTAAGCGCCTTTGTCCATGCACTCCTTTGCCCGACCCATAAGCTCCTCATATTTGTGCGGAAAATCCCTGTCCACCTGCCTATATTTTAGCTTAAACCTCATACTCATCTAACTAACTCCTCTATCTTTACCAGCACTCCCTCGCTGGTATTGTTATCACCGCCCCTGACTGTGCGGCCTTCGCTATATGCCTTCCTTGCCACCTGTTGCAAGTATTCTGTCGGCACTATAACCACTCTCTCCCCATCCAGAATAAACGCCCAGAAGTCTGCCCTTGTAGTGGCAAGCCCTGACGGTTTACCTCGGCTGGAGAACTCCACAAACACATTGCCCGTTCTGCTGGCAATGTAATCGCGCTTCACCTCAACCGTCTTGCCCCGTAGCAAGTCTGCAAGCCAGATTTCCTCATCCTGACCCATCTTTAAATCAAAGGCAAAGTCGCTGTTAAACTTCACTTTGACTGCCTTCTCTGCATAGCTCTGCGGGTTTGCATGGCTATCAGCGGTGTCATCTTCGGCAGTCTCTGGTTTCTATCCCTGCCCATTGGCAATCTATCCTCAACAGCCAGTGTCTGCGCCCGTCTCATCTTCAGCCACGCCGTAAACTCCTCGACTGTCATTTCTGCCGCAGTTTTCATTAGCTCCCCCTGCCGTTTCTCTTAGAGCAAACGCCGTCAATTAGATAAACATAATCATCGCCGAACTCTGCGCGAAACTTCTCCAAAAGCTCTATCTTGTCCCGCTTGACCTGCCTGTAGCAAGCCGCCTTTGTCTGGAACGTACCACCATTGCGTATAAAGCACTCGTTTCGGCTGTCCGCCCCAAAGTCATTAATCAGGCACATAATCATCACAATTTCAAACATCTGACCAACTCTCCCTCACTAGCATTAACCACGTTTCAAAATCCACCTGCGCTACGTAATCCATCCCAGCATAATCCGCACTAATGCTGGACATCCTGACAAGGCAATGTATCGGTTGGCGGTCATACTTCCATATCAGTACAGGCTGGCATCCAGTGGCATCTGCCGCCGCTGTGCATTGCTCCCACCATTGGGGCTTGTATGTAGTGCCGGACGCATATCGCTTTGCCTCTATGCTCCAACCATCCACCCCGATAATGTCGCCGTGCAAGCTGGCTCTATATTGCTCGATGTCTCTCTTCACATCCTCAATACCAAGCCCATCCATGATAGCCCGACACAACTCACGCTCGAAATTAGCGCCCTTCACTCTACCGTTAGTCAATGGAACTTCTCCCTCTTGGCGGCATTATTGTTGGCGGTTTCGGAGCTTTACCCGTCAGGTTTTCGGTTATCTCAGCATCCTGAAACGCATCATCTGGGATAAGCTCGTCCAGCAGTTCCATCTGCTTGGCAAGATGCTCAGGCTCATTACAAAATTCCTTGCTCTTGGTACTCATATCCAGTCTACCTCCTTCTGACGGCTCATCTGTCAAATGCCTCGCACCAGTCCTTCAGCCCCACCTGACCCTTTGACATCTTGTAAATGTCCATCATGTGCAGGCCGCTTGGTGGGCGCTTTCCATATATCCAATTATGCACGGTGGGTTGCGTTACTTCCATCTGCCGAGCGAACTCAGCCTGCCGCATCCCTTTGTTTACTAACCATTCTGCCAGTTTCATTTTAGCTCCTATTTTATTAGTTGACAGCATTACCTATAACCGTTAGTAAAGTATAAAGACGGTGATGTAAACCGAAAACTTAGTCAGGGATTATGATGAATAAATTAGACCACTACAGCCCAAGCCAGTTACTGCGCCCTATGGCGGTGTGGATGTTTCAATATCTGTACATGACCAAAGACCAGCGCAGGGAAATAAAGGTTGGGTATAACGCCGCTTTCGGCACGGCGGTTCATGGCTCAATGCAGGCCATGCTGACGCTGGGCTTGGACTTTGACGCGGCAGTTGAGCAGGCATATTTGTCATTTGATTTTCACGATGCGCCAGCTACTGAGCCGCAAGAAAAGCGTGACAAGTACCGCGAGTTGATACCCGATGCTGTTGAGCAGGGCATTGATTTATTGGCGGAGCGTTTCGGGGGTGCAGAAGAGGAGCGCAGGGTCGAGGTGTCCTTGGAAGGTGTAGACCTACCAGTAATGGGATTCATAGACCTGTGCGCCTCTGATGCTTTCTGTGAGGTAAAGACAAAAGCACCCCGCATGGGCGCTGTAAAGAAGGACGGCACACGGGGCTGGACTAAGGCGGCATTACCAGCCAAGCCACAGTTCGAGCATCTGTGCCAAGTATCCATCTATCAGAAAGCTACAGGGCTAGAGCCTAACTTGGCTTATGTATCTGCAACAGGCGCAACGCTGTTTACGCCTGACAACTGCGAGGAGCTACAGCCGGAGTACCTAGCCTATTGCTTAGAAGAAATGCGCGGCAGGGCTATCCGGCGGCAAAACTTAATGAAGGTATCGGATGACCCCAAGGTGCTAGCTGGGCTGTTAGACCCAGACTTTCAGCATCCGTTCTATTGGGATGAAGAACACAAAGAGGAGGCCAAAGAGCTATGGAAACTGTAAAGAGCAAAATCACTGTGCATTTTAAGGATGGGCAGACATTCGAGTATAACCACCGAAACAATGCGCCAATCAATGCAATGGTCGGACTGCAAAGTGCTTTATCGTCACACATGAAAATGGATGCGCCGGAAGCAATAAGCCATGTCTCTAAAATCGTGATGGATATGGAGACAAATTAGGATGAGCAATATATTCGCAACCATGTCACAAATCGACACCCGAAAGATTGTCGAGAAAAAGAACGGGTTTACATACCTAAGCTGGGCGCACGCTCTGCGGCTGTTAAAACAGCACGTCCCAGATGCGATGGTGACTAAGCACATTTTTAAGCAGGCGGGTGATACCTATCTGCCTTATATGGTGGACGCACAGGGCTATGCCTATGTGCAGGTCACTATCACGCTGGGCAAGGATGAACCAGCCACCACAGAGATTATGCCAATCCTGAACCATGCCAATCGGCCTATTCAAAAGCCCAACAGCTTCGAGGTTAACGCCTCTATCCAGCGCTGTATGGCGAAGGCTATCAGCATGGCGACAGGCTTGGGTCTGCATTTATATGCTGGCGAAGATATGCCAGCACCATCACCAGTTTCTGCTGGCTCGGACAACTCCGAGCAGAAGGCAGAGAGGGGCGCGACATCTGAGCAAACCGTAGAAAACCGTAATGTCTTTAATAATACTGAGCGTTCGGATGTCGCAAACACCCCACAGAAGATAAAGTCACCCCTATCCTTAAAGGATGAGGCTAGACTATGCCCAGATATGGACGCTTTAAAGGCGCTGTATAGCCGCAAACCAAAGTGGTCTGCGGATGAAATGGAAATATTCAGAAACAGAAAACAGGAGTTATTAAATGGCTGAATATGAACAGAAGGATATGACGGCTTCGTTATTTCCTAACGATAAGGGCGATAACGAGAAGCGTCCTGATATGACTGGTTCTATGACAATGGACGGGACAAAGTACAGCCTGTCAGCGTGGAAGAACGAATCAAAGGCTGGCAAGCAATATCTGAGCATCAAGGTTTCTGAGTGGCAAGAAAGGCCAGCCGCTAATGGCGCTACTCAGGCTATGGATGATGAGATTCCATTTTAATGTTTAAGCGTGATAAGAAGCGGCAAACAAAGCAATCGAGGTATCCAACAGTCGATAACTACGCCGACTGCTACCATTGCGGAAACCGCTTCAACTATCGCTATCAGGGAACAATAACACTAGCGGGAAAGGAGTTTTGTAACGATGTCTGTGCTAGAGAAAATTATCTTAAAGTTCTTAGGGAAAACGGAGAGACCATCCCGTTCGATGCACTATGACCAGCGCATTGAACACGTTGTCCAAGCAACCAGCGAAGTCACAGGAGTGCCAGTCTTGGAATTGCTGTCTAAGAGAAGGCTCAACGCAAATGAGCGACACATTGCTATGTATCTGTCAGTCAAACTGCTGGGTTGTAGCTATCCAGAAGTGGGCAGGGCATTTGGGCGTGACCATACCTCAGTCTACTACGCCGTCAAGAAGCTCGATAAAAGAGGCCGTGGGCGGTCAAAAACCACCCGAATTATAAAGGAAATTGAACGGTGTCTGAGCGCATGACCCTTAGATATGTTGTGCATGGTCACATCAAAGAACGCGAGGAGAATGGGTGGGAGATTGTCTCCTACCTGTCCTACCCTCACAGCCAACACGCAGTGCTAATGAAGAAGGTTGAAGATGAAAGACCCAGTGAACCATCCTGAGCATTACACCAGCGGAAACATCGAGTGCCTAGACGCCATAAAGGCGGCGCTCGGTGAAAATTACAAGTATTATGTTCAGGGCAATGTGCTAAAATATATCTGGAGATTTAACCACAAAAACGGGCTGGAAGATTTGAAGAAAGCTCGGTTTTATCTGGATGACCTGATTAAGCATGATGACCCTGAGCAGTAAATTTGTAGCAGACACAGTTCTATCACAAACCACATCCGGCCTAGCCGGAGAACATATAGCCGCCGCCTCTGTTATAGCACGGGGGTGGCGTGTTGCTATGGCACAACAGGATGCTGTTGACCTGATAGCATGGCATCCAGATACAGGCCAGATGCTAAGGATACAGGTAAAGGCTTGTCAGGCTTCTCGGCAAGGGGATGGTCACCGCCGCCGTGTTAATTTTCAGACTGGGCTGGGCGGCAAGAAAAGACTGCCGACAATAGCCGACTATGACATTCTGGCTATGGTCAGCACAGAACAGCGTGTGGTATGGTATTTGCCTGTGACTTCTATAAACATAAAGAAGTATCAAAAACCCATATCATTCTTTGAAACGCCCAATCTCGAATCAGATAGCTGGGCATCAGCAGTGGAGCTAATCAATGAGACAAATCCCAAATCGCAGACCGTGCATCACAACAAACGTAGGCGCAGGCATGGCAGTGACCGTTAGCTTTTGCCCTCAGACAGGGGATGCTATCGAAGTGTTTATGAGTGCGCGGGGCAAGGCCAGCGATAACGAAATGACGGACGCTATGTACAATCTGGGCGTTACTGCTTCCAAGCTGATGCAGGGCGAGTTTGACGAGGCGGTATGATGGACGACAGCGTGGACAAGCTGATAAAGCAACTGAAGCGCCATGAGGGTAGCGTCAAAGAGAAGGGCAAGCATACGCCTTATAAAGACCACCTCGGCTATCTGACCATTGGCTATGGCAGGTTGATTGACCCGAAGATAGGCGGCGGGTTGGCAGACCATGAGGCCGAATATCTGCTGATGAATGACTTGGATACCTATATGACTGCCGCCAAGAGCTATGGATGGTACAATGGCCTGAACGATGCTCGGAAGGCGGTTATCGTGAATATGCTGTTCAACATGGGGCAGACCAACTTCAATAAATTTTTGAAGATGAAGCAAGCGCTCGATGTGGGTGACTATCCCGAAGCCGCGAAGCAGATGTTGGATAGCCGATGGGCAAAGCAAGTCAAAGGCCGGAGCGCTGAACTGGCAAAGCAGATGGAGACTGGCAAATGGCAACACTGATGGATGAGTGGCGCGTATTACCCCGCCTAGCGTTCCTAGCGATGATTGTGATGGCCTTCAGGGTTGTCGAGTGGTATATGACCCTGCCAGCCGCTGAGGCCACTGTGGAGCGCTCTGGCTTCGTTTCTGTGGTGGTTGGGGCGCTAACTGGAGCTTTCGCAGTATGGATAGGCAAAGAGAAGTAAGGCTGGTCACATATACCGATAACCAGCTCAGAGGTAAGAAGGTTTATTTTCTGGTGGATGAGAACGGCGTGATGCTGACTGAGCCAGTAAGGAAAGAGGAAAAGCATGATACAGGCACTGATACCAGCGGCGGCTGATATATTAGATAAGTTTATCGCAGACAAGGATACCAAGAACAAGCTGGCGCATGACCTAGCCACAATGGCTGATAAACACGCTCAGGAGCTTGCTCTGGCGCAGTTAGAGGTTCTCAGGGCAGATGCTAAGGGAAACTGGTTTCAGGCAAGCTGGCGGCCTCTAATCGGCTGGATATGCGGGTTGTCTCTAGGCATCAATTACATGGTCGCACCGATTGCCGCAGGCTTCGGGATAATGATACCGCAGGCAGATATGTCTGTGATGATGCCGCTACTGTTCGGGATGCTGGGCATAGCTGGGATGCGGAGCTATGACAAGAAAGCAAAGACGGATACCAAGTGATGCCGGAGTGGATGCAATACTGGCTAGTGGCTATGGTTACGATAAACACCACCGTAAACCTGATTGTGTTTTTTGTCGGCAGAAAGTTTAAGCCGTAACAGAAAACCCCCCAAGCCGAAGCTCAGGGGGCAGTCAGGGAGGAAAGGACTATCAGCAGAAAGGAGTGAAACCCTGACAGTCCTCTCTCCTTTGTACAAAAGATAGCGCCGCATTGCAAGAAGCGAAGCGCATCACCTGCACCAATTTTCTGCCGTCAAATATCTGCACCAGCCAGTCACCCCGCTTGGGGCGTTGCTTTATTTTGTGCTTGTAAGTTGTTAGCCACATTTATGCCTCCATCTTGTTTAACTTCTCACTAATCAGCCACTCCAGCGACTTGCCTTTATTCTTGCACATCAGAACCCTGATGTAACTTGCAGACACCCCGAACGCATCCCCTAGCTCTGCTGATGTCCTGTATGTCTTTCCGAAGGCTGTATATTCTTTTTTGGATTTTCTTGGCACTCTGTGTCTGTTGGACACTTCTGGCGAAAGTATATCTTCCCAGCTCCAACCTTTGTTCAATCGAGCCTTCAGTGTGCGGGGCTTCAAACCAGTTTTTTTACTAAAATACAGACAGGCCTGTCGCTGACTGTCAAAAGAAATGCCGTTGATAGTTATTTTTTTCATGTTTGGATGGCAAAAAGGCTCTTTCGCTGGAGGCGGCTCTAGCCCTACAGCTTGCTCTGGACTGTACCCTTTGTCTAATCTTTGGCGCAAAGTACATAGAACAACTCCAAAGTGTCTTGCCCCATCAGACATACATCTGAATTTTATTCCGTCAATGGTAATTGGAACAAAGGTTTCTTGAACGTAATAGTCATCTGGCAAATCCGCCATACCCGCCGCTTCTTCTGTTGTCCAGCCCTTATCAAGCCTGTAGCGAAAACAACTCTCAGTTACCCCGTAAAACTGCGCCGCAGACTTTATAGTCTTAAATTTCTTGCCGTTTATTTCGACAGACACATGGCGAAAGTTGTTTTTTACTTTTGTGGCATAGTTGCCAAGCAGAAGATTATACCCATTCGGCGATAAACTGTTGAACCTCTGAATCCAATAATGCTCACGCTCAGACAGGCTTGCATAATCCTCGGCTTCATCAATAACTTCAAAGCGGAAATTCTCCTCTCCGAATGAGCGCATAGCGTCCTGTATAGAGCCTTCGCGTCCCTTACCTCTGCGGGCATCACTTAAATGCTTTTGCTTTCTCTCCTTAAAGGACTTTGCCGCTCCTATATAGCGCATACCATTAACGGAATTGGTGATGCAGTATATAATCATTTGACCTTCCTCCGTGTCTCATACTTCCTGCGCCATACGAGCTTATCATAGGCTCTGAGCGCTTCCCTGCTGATGGGTTGACCCGCATGGTCAGCATATTGGAACTGCTCGTTAAGCTGTTCGATGAGGGAATCAATCTCCCCCACCGAAAAGCGTACATCAAATCGTTTCCAGCAGATAGGCTTCATATCAATCTCCCTTCTGGGCGGGGCTGTTAAGCCCACACCCTTCCTTCTACGAATGAACGTGCTTCGTTATAACGGCGGCGATGATGGCGGCTATCAACGTGCGCCCAAACCAGTGAGCCATCCTTGCACTTGCGCTCAACCTGAACCGCAACGCCTATGCTTGGAATTTTAGCAACGCGATACTTGTTATCGTCAGCAACGAACTCACAAACATCGCAAGCATCAAAGCTAAAAAACTTTACGTTGCGGTCATCTTTGATTACTGAAACTGTCATTTTTCTCTCCTCTGACTGTGGGGTTAGTCCCCCTATTTTATTACTGTACGCTAAGACAATAGGTATGTAAACCCCCTAAATGAAAATAATAGCTAAATTATTTCCTTTACTATTAGCTAAGGTTGTGTTATAATAGGGTGTGGGCTGTTCCACAAACCCTCTTCGGAGGGGCAACGTCAAACGTCAGGGAGTGACAAATGACAAAAATTCGCCAAATCGTTCGTGATGCTTTTAAATGTGACGAGCTGGTTTACCAGTTCGACCGCATTGATGTCGAGGACGGCTTACTTTCAGCCGACAACACTCAAGCCGATGTCAACGAAAAATACTCTGATGAGTATATTATCGGCGAGGCTGAAAATCGTCTGGATATTTGTGACCACAATATCCGTGACCTCACAAGCTGGGACGGCTCTGTTTACGATAAACAGGGAATGGCTGTCTGGAAGAAAGAAGCTGGACAGCTTCGGCGCTTCCTTAAAAAATATCAGAGGGTGGCATAATGCCGCTCAAAGGAAGGAGGCTTCGGCCTCCTTTTTTTATGGGAATATTCTGGACAGTATTAGAACCACGACAATCATAAACACAGATATGCCAGTCACGATAGCCGCCCATGTAAAGATTTCCTCACGCCGCCTGCGCCTCTCAGCCTCTTCGGCTATGCGCTGTTTGCGTATCTGCCCTTCCAGCCGGACTAGCTCGTTCCAAGCCTGCGGGTTGATGGACAGCATATAGAGCCGTAGCTCTTCGCGCTGTTGCTTTACCTTCTTAAGAGCCGCCCAAGTCTCCAGCGCCTCTTCCTCTACAGACCTGCCGAACCGCCTGCCCTTAGCCTTGCCGTGAGCCTTCTCGATATCGTGGCAAGCACCCATCCATCTGGATACGTCCTGAGCCATTGTCTCGATGTCTCTGCCTGCCGCAAACCCCTTCTTGATAAGCCCAAAGGCGCTGGTGGCTAGGGCTATGGTTGCGGGGTCTATCATAGCGGCTACTTCTCAGATGCGTCATTCAGCAGAATTATCTCCAGTCGCTGTATGGCCATCTTCATGTCCTGTATGGCATCCTTATCAGCGTGGCTGACTTGCATACCATTGACGGCTAGCGACAGGTCGTAGGTGGTTTTCAGATTCCAACCAGCCAGAGCAATAATGAGAGCCATAAGGCCAGTGATAATCTGCTTTTCCATTACTTGCTCATCAGCTTGTCTATCTTATCCTCTATGCGGTGCAGATGCTCCATCATGCGGTTCATATCATCCCGCAGTTCCATCTTGGTAGCATAGTCCTCACGGGTCTTGTTCAGCAGTATCTGGATGCGCTTCTGCTCGGTGTGGCTCTCTTTTAAGAACCACCCGCCAGCAATCACTATCAGGCCGATGAGGCTATCTATCAGACTGCCCATCTCCATCTTACAGCTCGTCAGGCCAGTCGTTGATAGGCGGGTTGCCAGTAGGAGCGCCATCAGCATCCACTGGCGTATCATGCAGGGCTAGGAACGCCGCATGGTCAGCCGCCCCATCAATAGCCGCTTCGATGGTGTTGGATGCGGTGCGTACACTTTGACGCCACTGAGCAATTTCTGTCGGTACGCTGTAATCTGCAACCTCTGCGGCCTTAACAACGTGCCAGTCAGTCGGTGCTAGTAGATTGCCAGCACGTTCTTTGGTCAGGTTCTTCCAGACGCTCTTCAGCCCCAGCGTTACTAGCTGGTCGCCGTTCTCGTCCAGAATAGGATTATTATCGCTATCGACTTCGTTAACGTCATCGAGAGCTTTGGCGGTGTTAGCGTCCCACCAGAAGCGGTTATCGTATGGCGCTGGGTCAGCTTCCCAGACTAGCCCTGCGGCAGTCTTTTCTGCGTCTGACCAGCTACCCCATTGTGCGCTGTGTTGCACTCCGTTGTTGTCTGTCCAACCCCTACCGAGGCGGATAGTTTTATGTCCGTACTTGTATGCCATGTCTATCTCCTATCGGGCGTTGGCGTTTTTGAATGGGGCTTCTGCTACTGCGTAAAAAATGTAGGTTTGGCCTGATTGGTTAAATTCTGTATCTGCCCCGTAGCGCAACTTAACCCCGTTTGAAAGAAAATCTGCTAGCCAGTAAGTTGTGCTGGCATCCTCTGCGTAGTTGTAGTTCGGAGCTAAAACCTTGTAAGCCACATTATCAGTGTCACGTTTGTTATCCATAACAATCCACCTGCCTGTGCGAGAAGATGCTTTCAGCATAATCATGGCAGGACGGAAACCTAGGTGTATATAGACCCCGTCTGCCGAGCCATTGCCCGTGTATGAGCCTATCTTGCTGTAGCCTTCAACCGAATGGAACGAATAACAGATATGATTATCACCGTTTCCGTTGTTTGTATCAAAAGTGTGCAGATAAAACACGGAGCTAGTTGGTGAAGGAACAACCGAAGAAGCATCCGCAAAAGCCGCTGTGCTGTTCAGTATCAAAAAGCCGTTTGTGCCAGTAATGTCAGAGTACACTACCCAGCTTCTAGTTCCGTCATCCCTGTTTTTGAAAAACAGTATTTCAGGCTTTTGTGACAGGCCATGCCCAACTGTAGCCCCAGAGGTGGCGTTGCCAGTATAGCTGACTATGCTAAACCCTGCATCTGTATTTGCGCTGACAGAGCTAGTGATAGACCCGTCTGTATTGCTGACCGCAGTACCGCCAGCCAGCCAGTTCCATGCTACAAGAGCATTTCCACTCCCGTTTGTTCCACCGTTTGAGCCTAGCGTAAATCCATCAGAATCTAACGAAGCAACATTTGTTCCGTCTATCTCTGCGTTAGTCGTATTTGATTGTAGGCCATAAAGACCATTCGTGCCGCTTCCACGAACAGAATCAAACAAAGCGTGACTGTTGCTTGTTGAGCGGTTTTTAATCCACAGCCATGAGGGCTGAAAATTTACACCAGTAATGCTTTGCGTTGAACTGTTGCCAGTATAAAGCACCGTATTGAAATACTCGTCTGGCGCAGTGATGCTAGGCGCAGGCAGATTGTTGCGGCAGAGAGCCAAGAAGCCCGAAGGTGGCGCATAGTAGAAGTCACCCTGCCCGTTGTCATCAGTGTTGCCCTGCGGTGTCTCGTTGCCAGCGAAGGAGCTATCCTGACCGAAGTTGACAAAAGCCCCCATCCCAGCACCGCTGTCACCATCGCTTGTTGCCAGAAAATACTCACCTGCTGTTATGCTAAATGTACCTTGTGATGACCCGTTTTTGTAGAACGTAACCTCATCGTCATCAAGGTTTAACGCCATCCCGATAATATCGTTAGCCGCCCATGTCGCCCCGTAAGCTGACTGTGTGCCGTCTATCTTCTTTTGACCATCATTTTGCCTGTAAGCAAAACTGCCAGAATTACCCAAATCGTAGGTTGTTGTAAGGTTTGTTGATACTCTTACACCGCCAATTCTTTGGTCGCCAGAAGATGCGGTAGTAAGAAATTCGGAATACCATTTACCAGAAGATACAGCAAAGCTAGATATAGCCGGACCGTATGCCGAAGAGCCTGTGGTTACTTTTAGGTTGCCTTCAGAGAAACTGCCGCCAGTAACATTTACCAAAGAGTTAAACGTAGCAAAGTTAGTCACAGGGCTGTCAGGCACTACATCTGTAGCCACTAGATTGTTGGCAGTCCAATCGTTTGCATTGCCGCTTGTATCATCGCCAATGGCAGAGCTATCTTCAAAATTAAGGTAGAACCCGTTTGTCCCGAAGGTCAGTGACTGTATGTCTGTGTCAGACTTAGGCTTCCACAGTGTGTCCTCGTACTCGCCTAAGCTGGTTGGGGTCAGGGCAGTGCCGTCTATGAAGGTGACGTTGGCTAGGTAGCCGTCATAAAACTCAGAGCCGCTTCCGTTCTGGCCTATATAATGAGCAGTGGTATTATTTATATCATAATCAGTATTTTGAACAGGAAATGTGCCGGACAAGGTTTCCAGAACACCATTTACATACAGCTTAACCCTGTCGCTTGCAGTGCTTTGTGTGGTGTCAACCGAAAAACAAACGTGATACCAAGCAGAAGGGTCACGGTACAAGGCTGATGTAGAAACTGCGCCACCGCTTCTTTCAAATTGCAATGTGTCAGAATTTGTAAAGCGCATCATAGTTGCGCTGGCTCTCATCAACTGCCTATATGCACCACCATTACCAATTTTAACCCAGCCACTCCATGTCCATGTCTTGCGGTTGCCAGCCGATGCTGGTGTCCATGACAGATAGGCGCTGTCACCATCCTCAAAGCGCAAAGATGAGCCTTCGGCGAATGCGTCTGTGGGTACATTACCCGCAATGTTCAGTAAGCTGGTCATGCTATACCCTTATGATACGTTCAGTGAGCGTCCGACTTCATACAGATTTGTGCCATCGCTGTGGAATATCAGAATGTCCTTAGCCGAGGCAGTGGTGGTCAGTGTAGGGGCTGTGCCGCCTGTAAACTTAAACACCGCATTGAATGACAGTGTGCGGCTACCAGTGCCATCCTGTATTACCATCAGCAAGTACATACCGCCGTCCACCAGATTGGTAGGAGCTGCCATAGTGCGGTTGCCTGCCAATGTAACAGATGTCACCTGATTGGCGCTAGCGTCCCATGAGATGCTCGCACCGTCCACTAGGGTAGTGGCGTTAAAGTTCTGCGTCTTTGTGAACTCCTGAGCCTTCTCAAGCCCAGCAATGGTCACATCAGCGTCAGGGGCTGTAAGTACGCGAGTTGTGCCAGTGGTAATGTCCTCAGCGTCAAAGCGAACCTGCTTGGTATCGTCTGTCGGGTCGGACAGGGTAAAGGTGTCCTGAATGGCAGATGTGCCGTCATTCATGTCTGCTAGATGCGCCATGATTTCCCGACAAAAGTTGTTCAGGTCACTTGGCACCATGACATTTTCTTGCAGGTTTATGTTGTCCAAATCCGTATTATTGCTAGCGGTGCTATCGTATTCGGATATTTTTGTCTTTGCCATTTTATTCTCCTAGCAGGGTCGCGCCCTGCTCTGTTATAGCATATTTTAGCCCCTGTGGGTTAGTGTATATCTCCTGAACGGGGACTGTGCCTGCCTCGGCTGGTGATATCGGTGAGGGCAGTGCCTGCGATAATAAACCTGCGGCGGCGGGGGTTCTCGCTAAACCTGCGGCGTATGGATAACCTGACCTCAAAAGATATTGAGGCAGACGGGTGTACAGACCCCCAGCCGCCCCACCCAGAGCCATAGCCTCCAGCGGCATACCAGCTCCAGCACCCATGCCGCCAAGCGCTCCTAAGCCAACCATACCCCTGACAGCAGAACCAGTTTCCGGCAACTTAGCGCCCAATACATCCTGACCTATATCTGCAAGTTCTTGCATTTGCAGTTCGCCCTTAGCCATAGCCGCTGGAGTTCTGCGCCCACCTGACCTTATTTCCTGACGCAACTTAGCCGGAGTAAAGATGCCCTCATCAGCCTTTGCTGTAGCCTTTTGCAGAGGCACAAAGCGGCTATATGCGGTGTCCACCTTCTTTAGCTGGGTTGCCAAGTCTGGGGCTTCCTTCGCCAGAACATCAAACAATTCGCCAGCAACATCATTTAAGGCATCGCCAAGCTGTTTCTGATAAGCGTCCGTGCTGGTGCTGAATGTGTAAGCCTCACCCCTGATAGCAGACTGAGCATCCTTGAAGTCTTGCTTGGAAAGCCTGCCGTTCTTGATTCGTCTGGTTATTTCTCTATTGATTGTTTTTGTTAGCTGGTCAGCCTCTTTCTTCGGTAGGTCATCAGCAAACTTTGCAACAACTCCAGAAACATTCTGCACAAAGGCTTGTCCGGCAGGCAGGTCAATATCTTTAATCACATCATCATAGGCTTTGGATATCTGTGCCTCAGTCGCCGCATAAGCCTCGCGGCCTGTAAGGTTGCTCGGTATCTTCTTGCCAATAGGCTCAAGCGCCTCATTGAACGCCGCCGCACCAAAACGCTCCATAGCTCTGCGTTGGGCGCTCTTAATCGCATCACCTAAGAATGGCACAGAAGTCGCGGCCTCTTCTAACCGCTTTGCTCCACCGCCAATGGCCTGCCCGATAGTTACTGGCACACCGCGCCTAATCAGCTCCTTTGCACCCGCTGTAATTGATGGCGCAAGTTTCTGCAAGCCAGCACCTGTAGCCGCACCAAGCCCAGCAGAAATGGGGATATCAGAAACTTCCTTAGCAGTTCCAGCTCCGTATGCCGCACCCATAGCGGCGGCTTGAGGTATCTTACCAGCAAGACGGGCGGCGGTTAAACCAGCCCCGCCAACAACTGCGGATGGTATAGAAGCGGCTATTTCTGAGCCGTATGCTGTAATGGGCATCTCCTCGCGGAACTGCTCAAGACCAGCCCGTGCAGAATCCCTCGCTTGCTTGTAGGTTTCGTCACCAAGAACACTACGGGCAAACCCTTCTGCCTCATCAGCAAAGCCAAAGGTAAGACCCTGCCCGATTGCTCTGGCAAGGTTGATAGCTAGGTCTGTCGTTGACATTTCTGGAGCTTGTAAGGACATCATTCCAGATGACTTGCTTGGGTCATATACAGAGCCGTCAGCTCTTTTTAACGTAACGCCATTGCTCATTTTGACACCTGTAATAATTCACCATTTAGCATTACCCAAGTTCCATCAGGTAAGTTTTCAGCCTCATTCTGGCTGTAAACAACATAAGGATATTCCTTTATGCCCTTTCTAGGGACTTTTGTTCTAACGACATTTTCAGGATTAAGGTTAAAACTTTCGGCCTCTGATATGAAATCTTGCTCAAGTCTTTGTTGCCCCTCAACATAAGGAACATAGGTTTCTGTAGCCGCTTGAAAGAATTGCCTTCTTGTTGCTTCAGGAAGTTTCTCGGCTTCTTTTCTGAACAGCTTGTTATACTCAGCACCCAAACGTAGTAACAATGGACTTGCGCCAGCGGCGGCTTGAAACTCAGATTCACGAACAACGGATGTCGGGTCAAGCATCTTCATAAAGTTAAAAATCAATGCAATGTCTGTAGCACCTGTGGGGTTCTTTGTTGTCGCGTTAGCCACAACTCTTTCATAGTTTAGCCTTGCCTCACCAAAAGGCTTTGAGGCCGTCCTAAATTGCTCAGAACGCTTCATCTCTCTGTCAGTAACTATCTTTGACGACTCTCTGTCAGTTGCCGCCTGAGTTGCACGAATTTCCATCATCTTCATAGCAAGGTCAGTCTCGCGCTGTTGCTTGGCTAGTTCTGCGGCGGCCTGAGCCTTCTTCTCCGCTGTGTAAGCCTTCATGCCAGCACCGAACATAGCACCCAAGCCCTGCCCTGTTGTAATCGGCTTGTCCTGATAGCCTGACAGTTGCAGGCCAGTTGCGGCGGCTTCTGACAACCCAGCAAATGCGGGTGTACCAACTGCCGGAGTTAGTCTATCCATCAGGCTTGGCGGTGCTTTTGGGGGCGTTGTTTGCGTTTGTGGTGGCGCACTAACAAAACCAGCGGAGGGTCTTGCCCCTGTGCCGGACAGTATAGCCGCCTCAAGAGGCATCCGAGGTTGCTGACGCTGTTGCGGTAGCCTCATTGGAATATCACCGCGCATACGACCCATGCCACCTGTTTCTGTGATTCTGGCGGCTGGCCTTGCGCCTACACCCATTGGCGGCTGTATAAGCTCTAAGAACCGCCCCGCTGGAGTTTGCCCTAAATTAAACCGTGTAGGTATTGCCATTAAGCCAACCCTCCTAGTAACGCGCCGCCAAGTGCGTATGGGGAGGCATCTGCGCCTTTTAACCCCATCAGGCTAGCGCCCTGTGCGCCTGCTAGACCGCCGGAGAGGAAGCCGAGAGCCGGATTACGGAACTGCGGGGTAATCGTTCTGCCGCCCAATGCACCAGAACCGCCCTGAACCATAGTAAGGTAATCAGCCAGCTTCTGTGCAGGCCGTGCCTCTTGAAACTGGAAGCGCTCGATATCTGCCGCCAGTTCTGCCTGTTCCTGAGCCTCACGAGCCGCACCAACCTGAGCCATTGTCTGCAAGTCAGCAAAGCCGAAATCTCTTGCCGCTGGGGCTTGCTGGATAGCCGCCTGCTGTGCCTGATATACCAGAGGTGCTACAGCTTCTGCCACGGCTCTCTGTGCGTATCCTGAGCCGTATCTGCCGGACATCTGAGCTGGGTTTAGAGCCGCCGCAATCGTTGGCTGTAAAGCCTGCTGAAAAAGCGGGTTAGTGCCTGTCAGGTTCTGCTGAACCGCCTGCTGTACTGCTGGTATCATGGGTGAGCCAGCGGCGGCGGCTGAACGGTAGCCAGACAGTGCCATCTGTGTCTCAGGGCTGAAACCAACAACCGTGCTTTTTGGGTAATACTGAGGACGCGCTGACTGATATAAGTCCTTCGCCTCTTGCATCCCGTATTCCAAGAATGGCTGGGCAAACG